AAATAAGCATCTGCATTTGCACCAGTATAATCTGAACGCAATCGAATCCAATTGGAATTGGCTGCTTTGGCATATACGCTAAAAGTTTGAACTCCACTTTTTGAAACAGATTGGTCTACACGACCATTTGCACCTGTTGACTGAATTAACCAAGCATCGGAAGAATTATCATAACCGCTTTGGCCACTTGTTAAAGTTGAGTTTACTAAACTCCATGGACTTGTGCTAAAAGTATTGGACTGCTCTAACAAATTCCAAGGCACATTTTCCACCAACCCCGCAGAATTTACACGGGTGCCGTCACTCGCACGGGTAAAGGTCAAATCTCCGCTTCCGTCTGTGGGTTTGACGGAATAAACGACATCCTCTTTGTATCCGCTTGGTACTACGACCAAGGAAGCCTGACTCAATAAACTCATAAACTATTCATTTTGTAAATGGCACAAGAGAAAGCCTCAATGAAGCCTCCATCAGCGTCTACTCTATCTCGGTAAGTATAAAACAAAGAGAAAGCCAAGCCTCCCTTCATCTTAGGTCTTACCCCAATGCCAACTCCTATCATCGCTTGTAGGCAATAATGCTCCCAGAGGTCAAGGTGATAGAAGAGATGTAATCCTCAGCAGGGACAGAGATATAAGCCCCAGAACGCAAAGTCACACCACTCAATCCCAAGGAAGTCATCAGGGATGCACCATCTTTGTCCAAGATAGCAGAAACAACCGCATCATCGTTGACAATGAATCCTCGGAATGAACCGGTGTTGGCAGAGGTGTTTGAGATTACTTTGCAGCCAGAGTATCCTGCGCTGAAACTATTTGATGAAGTACTCATATTTCGTAGATTTTTTCTGTTAGGGTAGGAGTGTATTCAGTTGGGTTTGAATAAACGATGTTGACTTTCAAGATGCCTTGCTCAACCAATTCATTTGCCAAGTCCGGATTCGTGTTGGTTGGAGAGGTTTGAGCATAGACCTTGTACTCATATTCGCCACCATCAAGAGTGAAAGTTGTTCCCTCGGTGACGGAGAATTTGTTGTATCGGTCAGTATAGGCAGAAGTATCGGTCAGAATCTTGTTCGTGACGGAATAAGTCAAGCGATTGGTGAACGAAAACAAAAAGTACACGGGAGAGATGGTCACCTTTTCCGTCAAGGTGAGGATCCAATCTTTGCTCTCGGCTTTGTCTATCTGCAACATCAATAAGAAATAGCAAAATCAAAAAAGTGGCAAAAAAGAAAGGGGAAGCCGAAGCCTCCCCAATCCACACACATATGAAAACCAGATTTAGATGCCCAATGAAGTGGCAACCGAACCTTGCACTTTGTAGGGTGCTTGAGCCTCAATGGCAGACAAAGTCACTTCATAGCCGACAGAATCGCCCATTGCAGTTCCCGTGTTTGCAACCATAGAAGTCACATCAGCACCATACTCGTAACCGCACAACCAGTATTCATCGTTATTGTCTTTGACAATGCAGAAAACACGAGCAGCAGCCAAGAGTTTCAATTCGTTTCGCTTAGTGGTAGACAATCTACGCAACTTGAAAGCGACATCGGCTTGATTGAAGGAAGTTCCATTCTCTGTGCTTACATTGGTAGTGATCACCATTGAGCCAGTCCCTTTGGGAAGCTCGTAGGTGTAAACAGAACCAGAGGCAACAGTTGTAGCGGTTACTTCACCACCACCTACTGAAAACCCAGTTGAAGCCCAGTTGATTAAATGGATAGATTTAATGCCACCAACGGCATCCTTACAATCAAGCGTAAATCCTTGTGTTAATGAACAAGCCATAATCTATCCCTCCTTCAATTACAATACGAAACGAACGATTTGGTCAGGGAAAGCAATCTGAACACCATACTTGCAAGTCATACGGAAGCGAACTTCATCGTTGTCTTGAGAGTACCAGTATTTCAATTCCTCTTCCTCGTTAGCCAAGTCAGTTCCAACAAAGAAGTTGCTCAAGCGACCAGCATACATTTTGTTAGTTCCGTTCAAGCCACCAGTACCAATCATCTTCAAGTTTGTTCCTGGAATCATCATCTCCAAACCTTCAGCATCAACTGCGTAGTGGAACAAGTTAGAATTGCGAAGAGCAGTAGTGTACTTCTTGAAAGTATCAATACCAACCCACAAAACCAAGTCATCAGCAGTAGCGATGTCGGCAGGAATTACATTGTAGATATCATCAACCAAAGCCTCAACATTTGAAACGGTGATGGCAGTAGCACTTGAAGTGTTACCAGCAACAGTTGAAGCAGAAACTGCGTCAATGATCTTGTTGAAACCATCAAACTTGTTGGTGTTGGGGTTAGTGTTAGAAGTAGCAGTATCACCCTGCCACATAGCAACTTCCAATTGCTTGGCAATTACAGAAGCCTTGCTCTCGCTGATTTGCTGCTCAAAAGGAACGGCAGTAGGAGAACCGGCAGCGATTTGGGTTTGCATCCACTTTGCTTCCAAAGTTTTGGGACACAAGGTCTCTTCAACTTTGATCTTACCAACGGTGATAGTACGCTGAGAGAAAGTGGTGTTTCCGCTTGAAGTGTAACCGCAGCCATCGGCTTGGAAGTACACATCAGAAGACAAGATGTTCAAAGCCTCAGCGGACTTCACACCTACTTGAACTTGACCAGCAGCCTGAAGAACAGAAGCGGTCTTGCTACCGAACAAACTTTTTACAAGGATGTCGGTGTTTTGCTCGTTGACATAATTAGTCAACCCAGTAACATTGAATGCCATAGTTGTATTTTATTTTTTAAGTGATTGTGCAATTTTTACGATGTTAGCCATTTGAGCATCTTTCTTGCTCATTTTGACTTCTTCTTTCTTTACGGGTTCAGCAGAAGGCAGTTCAGCGATAGCCTCTACCAAATCAACGGCCTTCATAACGGCCTCAGATTGAGCGGAGAACTTCTCACCATACTTTTCAACCTTAGAGTTCAAATCAGCGATGGCTGCTTTCAATTCAGCAACTGCGATTTCAAAAACTTCCATTGTGGCAAATTCTTTGGCCTCAACTTCAATCTCAACCTCTTCAGCAGGTTCTACAATCTCAGTCACCAAACCGCCCTCGGTAGTGACCAACATTCCACCTTCAACTTCGTGAGTAGCATCGGGAGCAGGAACAAGACCTTCGTTTGTAACAACAAAGATGGCAACACCTACTGCCAATTCACCTTCCCATTGGATTTCTGTGCCGTCAACGAGCATAGCGGATGCCATCTCAATCTCGGCTTTCGGTTCTTCGCTGAATCCCAGCAAAGTCCGAATCTCTTGAATTACTTCTTTTGAGTTCATACTATATATAGTTAGTTTTTTTGTTTTTTTGGCTTAGTTTTTTCCATCCCACTTGGATGCAATCTCTTTGAGTTTGCGGAACAAAGTGTCCTCAACCTTCTGCTGCTGACTCATATCAAAGTCAAAAATTCCTTCAACGGAGAACCCACGGAACTCACCGTTCTTGACTCGCTCCCAAATTTGGTCATCATTCACCAAGTAGGAAACAAACCAAGACCCATCTGCTACCTCTTCGTAGCCCTTTGGAGGCATTATTCCTCTTTCTCTGTCTACCAAGTATGACTCAAACAAAGAAAGCCCGTGAGAAGGCACATCGTGATGAATGTTGACTGAATCGTATTTGTCCTGCTTCGCCCATTTCTTAGCGATTTCAAAGATTGTCTCTTTATCAAAGACCACATAGTATTCTCCTCTTTGATCATCGTAGCGGTAAATAGGAAGGTCAGCAATCATAGCAGCACCTGAGATGATTCTCTTTTCTTCGCTTTGGATGGCAAACCCTCTTCGGGCTTTTCTCATCTGCAACTCTTCCATTTTGCGTTCAGTCCAACGAAGCATCTCATCACCACCCCACAAGAGATAGGATATAGTTCCGCAAGATTCAGTATCGTTCTTGTCGTAGTATGTCTTTGCTCTTGAAAGGAAGGAGTAAGTCCGTTTGATGGTTTCCATTGAAATTGGCTCTTGCTTGGCCAATTGGTTGGCTCGGTTCTTTCCGACAAGAGTTGCACATTGGTTGCCAATTGCCTCGTTCAATTTCAAACCTCTTGCAGCGTTTTGTCCTGCTGCCTTTGGGTAGTCGTTGTAGGACTCAAACTTGAAGGCTTGGTCGTACATTGAATAGCAGATAGCAACTGCCTCTTCATTGTCTTTGCCTTCGTTCATTATGATGGGAATGCAACGAGCAACAAAGTCATCTTTGCTTTCTCCTGGGCGAGGGTCAACGAATTGATCATTGAAGTATTGGAAGTCACGCTCAATGGCTGGTTTGGTCACAAGCGAAACAAACTCAACCCCGGTTTCATCCTCTGGGTTGATGATTAGTTTGTAAATTGGAAGTTCCATTTCTTTTAATTAGCAATTTTTGTGTTTTAGCCTCCTATTACGGAAACCCTTTGGTTGTTCTGAACTCTTCTTTGAGTTTTGGTGATGTCTCCTTCGGTTACATAGACCTTAGTCCCACCAGAGAAATCTTGTCCTAATGTAGATGCTTGGAATGTTCTTGGTGCTTGAACACTTGCAATAGATGGGTTGATTTGAGAAATGGTTGCCCCTTCTCCTCCTTTGATGATGTCTCTTGCTCGTTTTGCATTCCCGAGAATCGTGGTTGCCAAAGTGATGTATTTGGCGATACCAGCAAGACCACCCGTTGCGATGTTGTCGGGAGTTGATGAGTTAGCGTTTGCCAATGCACCTGACAAGGCTCTTGCCGTATCGGTTGCCACTTGAGCCAAGGCAAAGGCTTTGTTGTTTTCTCCAAGTGTTCCAAACATCCCAGAAATAGCACCTCCAAGAGCGTCAATATCTTCTTGGTTCTGATAAAGATAAGCCCTGACCTTGTCATAGGTAGCCATTTGAATTTCGGCTTTTTTGGGCATCTCAATTTGTACATTAGCAAGATGCTCAAGCGACTTGGCTGTA